GCTGGCTCTTCGTCGCCTGCTTCGTCGTCGTCGTCCATCATAGCTTCAAAGTCTGCTTTTAGTTGCTCTAGTTCTGCTTCTAAATCCATAACTTTGTCTTCTAGGTCGCCTTCGTCGTCCATACCCATTTCGTCATCACCTTCGTCGCCCATGTCCATATCCATGTCCATGTCGTCTCCGTCTGGTGCAGCAATATCACCCATCATGTCGTCTACTGGGTCACCTTCGCCAAAAAAGTTTTCTTCAACTTCTTCTTCTGACTCGTCTAGGTCATCATCTTCTGATTCAGACATTTTGTCTTCGTCGTCATCTTCTTCGTCTGCTGCTTCATCTAGCTCGTCATCTGACTCGTCTAAATCTTCATCAGCTGCTTCATCTACTTCTTCGTCTGTTGTTTCTTCAACTTCTTCATCTTCTGAAAGTAGTGATTCGTAAATGTCACGTGATTTTTCTACCACGATTTCGTGGAAAAGCTCTTCCGCACCTTCTTTGTCTTCGTTGACAAGACGCTCAAGCATTTCTTCAAACTTATTGCGATCAGTCATGTTATTCTCCTATATTGTCAAGGCTGTCTATTATATTTACACATAATTGAAAATATACGCTGAAAATGGGGTCAAAACAGCGTATTTTATTAAACAAGCTCGTTTAATTTAATTTTTTCTTTGAATTCACTTATTGTGATATGCTTTAAATTAGCAATATCCGTCAAGTGATCTGGTATAAAACTACTGCGATCTGCTATCACCCTATAATAATTTATGCGTGGATACATGTTTGCACACATCATTGTTTGTCTAGTCCAGTTACCAAAGTAAGTTGCTCTATCTTCTTTTCTTTTGTAGTTTCGTGAACCAGCATACACATTATTTACTAGATTTTTTTCGTTTCCTAAGCCCTCATAATCAAAACCTAAGATATAAATTGTTTGATGTTCGTGTTGACTTGCCAACAACATTGCTGTAGGTCCACTACTCCATCCTTTATTGGGCTTCATTAAATTAATGCCAGGTGTTTGTTGTGTAAGTTTATTACTATTACTCCATACACTATGTTCTTTTTGATATTGTTTTTCACTTAATTCTATTACCATCTTTGTATCTACACATATCAAATGATCAGGAGCAAATTCTCTGTATAAAGCATTACAACCATATACAGTGCCATGTTTTTTTAATTTTTGATGATTAACTTCTAAACGACTAGTTCCATTACCAAGAACAAACGCTATTTTTTTTGACATTAAACTCCACCTAGTGCTGCCTGTGCTGCTAGTCCATACATTTGTCTTACATGGTTTAAATCTTTTGCAGCTTCTTCTCTGTGTGCATCACTGGCTTTACGAGCTCTGTTTATATCTTTCAATGATAACTTGCTTTTTCTATTGTCATCTACTTTGATAATATCCTTATCGTTTTGAGAATCATATCTCAAATCTTCAACAGGCTCCATTGTTTCTTTATCAAAGTAATATAGTTCACGTAGTATCATATTATTATTTATATAGTTTGGGCCGTATCTGGTGCCGGTGCGCCACCTAATTCATCTCCGGTAGCAGTAGTTGGCGGTTCTGCATCTCCTGCATCTATTCCACCTTCGTCGCCACCTAGTTCTGTTTCGAGCCCTCCTAAGTCACCTCCTAAATCTGCACCAGCAAGTCCTGCACCTCTCATTTCACCTGCTGCATCATCTGTGACTAGATCTGTTAAGTTTTCATCATTTTCTTCCATCCACAAGCGTTCGTTCTCTGCAATCTCTTCTTGTGACAATCCTAAGAAACGTTTCATTGCAAATCTGTTTGAAATGTAAGGAATAGCAGCCATTTGTCCAAATGTTCCTATTCTGTTGTTGTCAAGTTCAGCTTGTCTATATGCTGCAAAGTTCTTAGGTGGTGTTAAACGCAAATCAAACATGCTGAAATCTAAATTAGCACCTTTGTTTGCTAGATACAATTTAAATTCTTTGTTGAACACTTCCTCAACCATACTTTGAAGTCTTTCGCAATATGTGTTGAATCTTAATTCTTGTATATATGCTGTTCCTACTCGTCCATCATTATACTGCGATGCGCCATCATCAGCTCCTGTCGGTAAGTATGAACTAGGTATACGTAGACCACGCACCAACTTGTTAGTAAAATACCTAAGATCATCGATCTCTCCTAAGTTTGTGCCTCCTGGTAGAGTTTCAACTTTTGATCCACGTCCTTCAGCAGTTTGTGGAAAGAAGTAGTCTTCGTTGATTGACAGTGGATTATATGAACTGTCTATAACATTTGTGCCACCACCTGTCTTGGATGGGATGCGTCTTTGATGTATTTCCGTTTTTACACGCTCCACAAATTGCATAGCAAGGTGTGAAGGCATGTTACCCACATCAACGTAGAATACTCTGCGCTCAGGCGCACGTTGGACACGATAGATAATAATCGCATCTTCAAGCAATTCTTTCTGCTTGTAAACTTTAAAAATACTTTCTAGTAGACTGTTACCAAATGGATAGTTTTGATCCAACCCTTCACTCATACTCAAATGCACTACGTGATTTGCATCAACATGTGTTTCATCATGTTCACGTGAAAATCTATCAGTATTACCACTTGGAGTATGATTGTTACCTGTGCCACCTTGTTGCTTCACAGTCTGATATCCATTTGTTCCACCTGGACCGTAACTGTTAGTTGTGTTCAATGGTGTTGCTTCAAGGGCATCAAATGCAAAGTTTAGATTTTTGACAACATATTGTTCAGGCTTCTTGCCTTCGCTTTCATTTACAATAATTTTTGTAACTTGACTTGGATCAACATGAAACCATTTTTGTGTTTGTGGATCTCTTATAAAGAATTGATCACCGTATTTGAATGCATTACGCAATATTCTAAACATACGTGTTTCAAATTGTTGCAGTTTACACCATTGCTGCAAATACTGTCCAATTACTTTTGTTTCACTGTTGGTAGGCTGCCCTTTAAAATCTATATTAAAATGTGTATCGTTTTGTTGATTTTTTTGTGTAGTGAATTCTGCTAAGATATCTAACGCAGCATTTACTTCACTGTCGCTGTCCATTGTGTTGTATTGATTGTAACGCTCAATACGATTAGGTGAACCAACATAAACATCAGGTAGGTGTGAAGAATAGTTTGCAGCAGCAGGTCCAACATTACCTTGGCCACTTAAACTAAACGGGCTATAACTTCCGCCTCTGTTATCAGCAGTTGGAACTGGAGTAAAATATTTTTTCCAACTCATTACATCACACCTTTCATCATATTGCCAGACAATCCTTTAGTAGCTCTTAGTGCACGTTTTCCTGTTTCGCCTGCTTGGCTTTCAACATGTATCAAATGTTTTACTAATCCGTTTAGTGTATCCATTTTGTCTGCTAAAACACTAAAGTCTGTGTTGCTGTTACTATTACTTATTACATTTTGCGTATCTGTGTTGCTCTCTTGGACAGTGGTTCTAAGTTCTTTTATACCTTTCATGAGATTTTGCATCACACCCATACTGGTGTTTGCACTCATTACTTGAGCAGGTCCACTCACAAATTCAGGTCCTGCTTCGCCAACTAATCCAAACTTTCCTGCCCCAATGGTTCCACCTTCAGCAAATCCACCACTGAAGAAGCCGCCTTGATTAAATCTAGAAACTTTTTGTGCTGTAAATGCTTGGTTTGTTGCTTGTAATAATTCTGCCTTGGCACTTTCAACTTGTTCCATAATAGATTTCATTGCAGCATCGTTGTGAGTAAAGCCTTGCTGTGTCATTTGTGTTTGTTGTGCTTGCAAGTCTGCTAGGTTTGCTTTTGCGTTTGCTACTGCTTCTTCTGCTTGTGCAACTGCTTCTTTCAACTCAGCATTTTCTTCTGATTGTATTTCACTTGCTGTTTCAACATTGCCGCCCATTTCTTTTACAGCTTCTGTTGTTGAATCTTGCTTGTCACCTAAGTTTTGATCAAACCCATTAAAGAAATCCATTATGCCATTCATAACACCATCAGCTTTACCACTTGCTGCATCAAACAATCTGTCTATTGCACCGCCAACCTGTGCAGCTATTTCTTCTGACGTAGGCAATGCTGATTCAACTTTTTCAATTGCATGTAGTGCTGCATTTTCTAAACGTGGCATGGCTTCTTGCATGGTCATCACTGTCATCTGTCTTACAGATTCTTGTAGTTGAATTGTTTTATCAAGTATGCCAGTTTGTGTTTGCATTTGAATAAACTGTTCTTCTTTAATTTGTGTATCTAATCTAGCTTGCACTTCGGCAGCACTTTCTCCTGCACCAGCGACACCATCTAATGTGTTTTGATAATTGTAGCTTGCAGCACTTGCATCTGCAAATGCACTTGTTGTGCTGTTGATACCGCCAAGGATTGCAGCATTTCTAAATTCTTCTGTTTTTTGATAATCAACTGCTGACCCAATTGCACTGTCCAATGCACTGTTGAATTCATTTATGTTACCACTGTTGAAGGCTTGGGCTGCTGCATATAGTTCATCAGCACCGCCGCCCATTGCTAACAATGCACCTCTTGTTTGTTCTGTAGTAGGAGCACCTCGTAACGTTAAATCAACAAATGCATCAGCAGCATTTTGTCCTAGTTTGTTTTGTATTTCAATAAGTTTACTGGTAAATTCAGTTTGTTCTTCAGCAGTCTTACCTGCTAAAAATGCAGCAATATCGCCTTGACGTCTACGTTCTTTCATCTCGTCAGCCAATTGACTGCGCTGTTTGCCTGTTAGCTTAGACAATGCATCCATTTCAACCATCAAGTCTTGAGCTGCATCTGCTTGCTGTGTT